AGCTCTCACTGCTATTTGAGGGGGCGGCACTTGTGCCGTCCCTTCTTTTTGCGTATAGTTAGGTTTCTGGGATTGATAGCCCTAGCGACTGACCCAGCGGACGCTTACAAAGACTCTAGGGCGAAACCTTTCGTAAGGAGGTAGCCTCATGGCTAACACCACTTTTTCTGGTCCCATTCGTTCGGAAAATGGCTTTGCTATAGCCAACAAGAATTCCAGCACGGGCATTGTGACTGATTCTTCCCTGCATTCTTCTGCAAGCAAGGATGTAAGACGCTATTACCTTGAAGAATATTGGAAGCGGCGTCCCGCACTCAATGCGGTGATGAATACCGCTTTTTCAGATGCAGACGCTACGGCTGCTGCAAACGGTACTATTCGGCTTGCAGAAAAAGTTGCCAACAAGGACTTCGAAGTTCTTGGTACAAGCATGACCACCGCGCTGTGTACGTTTGATACCACACGAGCCGGTATTATTATCACCACAGGAGGAACGGACGAAAACCAGGCCATTATTGCTCCTCATCTTGATACTAATCAGTCGTCTTGGACGGCAGTTCCTTGGGGCACTGAAAATCAAGTTATTTGGGAATGCACTGTCACTACAGCAGCATCAATTGCCGACATCAAACTTTGGGCTGGCTTGAAACTAACCAACGATCAATTGATCGTCACAGATGCTGATCAGGCTTATTTCAAGTTTCAAACAGATGCTACCAATAGTGAAGCTTTTACGGACTTCACTTTATTGCACTTTGTACACAGTATTGGAGGCACGGATTATATTAGTGCGCTACCCATCACTGTAGCAGCGGATACTCAGTATCATCTGAAGATTGAAATCGATAGCAACCGAAAAGCGGCTATTTATGTCAACGGTATTCAGTACGATGTTACGTCTACATCAGGTAGTACTGGCGGAACAACGGTGACGACGGGAACCGATAAAACTGCTGCCCTGACCAATGACGTGGATTTCATTCCGTATATTGGTGTGGAGACAGGTGCTGGATCAGCCAAGGCTCTGAAAGTACACTGGCAAGCCATTAGTCGGCTTATCTACGAATAATTAGATGGGGGGAAACCCCCATCTTTTTAAAGGAGCTTTAGATGGCAGATATTGTTACATCAACTACTATCGTAGACGGTAATCGTCAGGCTGTTATGAGTTTCACCTATCAATACGTTGATGGTGACAATGAGGACGCTGTTACAAAAGTCGATGTTTCCGCCTTGGCAACAAATAGTGAGGGTGCAACTTGTACCGGCGTTCGTATTGCTGAAGTGTGGTGGACAACTGTTGGAATGAGTGTCCTGGTTGAATCCGACGCAACTGCCGACGTTTGTATAATGCAATTAGCTGCGGATGGTCCAGGATATCTTGACTACTCTGACATTGGGGGCATTACCAGTTCCCTTGGTTCCGGTGCTAATGGAGACATCCTTTTTACCACTACGGGCGCGGGAGCAGTTGGAGATACCTACAACGTGGTGCTTCGGATGATAAAAGAGTATTAGGCCCTTCTATAGGCCCGTATTTGGAGTGGGTTGATGCCTACATATACACTAGAAGCTGGTAGACCTGATGATGGTGTTCACGAGGTTGGCGATGGCCCTTTTCCTGATCTTCCTGCCGGTATTTATCGGGGTAATTTCTATGGAAACGACCCAAGATTAGGCCGCATACAAGCAGGAGACCAAAAGTACTCTGTTTTATCCAATCAGGAAGGGGATGTAGCTAGTTCCGGAAACACGTTTCAAGTGGGAACGGGACCTCAACCGGGACTTCCATCAGGAGTATTCCGTCCAGACGATGTTCAAGCCTTTTTGAGAGATCAAGCTCGACTGGCCCGTGCGGAGGCGGCTGCGGCTCAACCGCAACCTCCTCAAATTAATTTTGCTGCTCCCACAGCAGCGCCGGTACAAACTACGCTGCCCAGTCCTGTTGCACCTGTTGCTGTGCCCAGTTTTGTTCCCGGTGGGGGTGCTCCAAGTACTGTTTTCAGTGGTGGAACTCCAAATATCGGCGTCGATAACCTTTTAGCATTAGGAGCGGCAGGCGCGCCAGGAGCAACGGGAGTGGCAGGAGCAATCGGGGCACCCGGAATACCCGGATTTGTTTCTCCGCTTCAGTTGCTTTTGCCGCCCACTTCAACTGTACCCGCGACAGGCAGTAACACTCTTGCTGCACCCAACATTTCTTCAGGTATCCCAGCTTCCGTGTTTAGCCAGTTGTTTCCATCTGTTCCCGACATCAGTCAAACGGCTCCTGTTTCGGCTGCGGGAGGTGGGCCTATCCTGGCTTCTGATTCCTTGCCAAGATATGAAAGTGGTGGAGAAGCAGAGGGTGAAGCACGTAGAAAAGCAGAAGTTCTAAGTCAGCTTAGGCCATATTTGCCTGACGACCAACTCGCTGCCTTGAACGATATGCCTCTTCCTCAACTTGAGGAAATGCTAAAAAGATACAGCGAATCTTCAGACAAACCTTTTTCTAAGTTTTTTGATGATATATTAAGAGATCGGGAGCAGCGCGCAGAGACGTGGATGGACATGGCCCCCCCACGGTCTTTGCCTTCTCCTGAGATTCCTCCTATTACTCCGTATGAAATTCCAAAAAACTATTATCCTCCCGAATATGAGTTCCTTGAAGAGGGCCCAACGGAACTTGATTACGATATGAGACTTCCAGAGCAGTTTCAGAACCCCTCTCACACGGTTCCTTCGTTTCCTCCTGGTCCACTAGGAGTACGGCAAGCAGCCAACGGCGGACCCATCCTGGCATTTGACTACTTAAACTGTGGCGGTCCTGTGCGGAAGCTTGAAGACGGCGGCGACGTTGATGCAACTGTCGGCAATCCAGCGGGCGATGACACGGGCCCAACCGGCGCGGTGGCTGATATAGACACAGAGACGGGTGAGGTGACGTACTCCACCCCAGCATACGGCTCTGTGTCGCAAGCGCAGATTGATGCGAATGCGGCAGACCTCGCAGAACTTTCACTCCAAAATCCAGCCGCCGCGAACGAGATAGCCGCGCAAAATGTTACCGAAGGTGGCTTTGGGTCACTATCTCCAGCCGCAGTGCTTGGCGCTAATTCTGAAATGGGCACCGCAACAATAGCCGACATGGTTGCCTTGAACGCGCCGGGGCTTCCCGGCTCGAATATCGGGTATGCAATCAACGACCCGACAGGCACTACGCCAGGGGCGATAACGGCTAGCCAGATAGCAGCCCAGCAAAACCCAACGCTAGCTAACGCCATATTTGGCGTAGCGGGTCTGATACCGGGGGTTGGGCCGTTGGCGACGGTTGCCGGTGCTTTAGAAGGTCGTGGACTACTGAGCCTAGCCCAGCAGGCGAACGTTCCTGGGGCCGGTGCTCTTTCGGATGCTTTTTCGAGCTTCGTAAGTCCGTTTACCAATACACAGACCCCGGAGGAACAATACCAAGCAATCTACGGACAGACACCCGACCTTTCGCTTCGGCCGGAGACCCAACAATGACCGTCTCTGGATCGGCTAATTTCAATCTTGACGTAGCCGAGATCATCGAAGAGGCGTTCGAACGGTGCGGGCTTGAGCTTCGCACGGGCTATGACGCAGCCACGGCGCGTCGATCCTTAAACTTGATGCTGGCTGATTGGGCCAACAGGGGGATCAATCTCTGGACCGTGAGGCAAGTGACGCAGACCGTGGCTCAATTGTCGTCCACGTCTGCGATTGACGCTTATCCGGTCGGGACCATCACGGCGACGGTGGGCGCTTCTGCTAGCCTCAGTGTTGGCGAGACGATTACGGGAGGAACGAGTTCCGTTACGGCCAAGATCATTACCAAGCCCAGCGGCAGCACGGTGACTTTGACCGTCCCTAGCGGTGCTTTCACTGCGGGCGAGACGATCACCGGTTCCAGCAGCAGTGCCAGCACGACAATTTCTGCGGACCCTAGTCTAGAGGATGTGCAAAACACGATTGATATTTTGGATGTCGTGATACGCCGGTCTGGATCTGATTTGGCCATGAACCGCATAGGCCGCAGCGACTATCTATCTCTTCCAGAAAAGGACCAGCAGGGACGGCCCACTCAGTTCTTTGTGGATAGACAGATCACGCCCACGATAACGATTTGGCCTGTACCAGAGAATTCCACGGACCAACTGATTTACTATCGCTTACTCCGCATAGACGACACGGACACTTCTGTGAACACGGCGGAAGTACCCTTCCGGTTTTTGCCAAGTCTGGTTTCCGGACTGGCGTATTGCATAGCAATGAAGCGGGCCCCGGATCGTATGGCCCTTCTGAAAGCCAGCTATGACGAGGATTTCCTTCGCGCCGCTGTCGAGGACAGGGAGAGGACATCGTTACACCTAGTTCCAACCGCCGGTTCTCTTAGGGTTGTGTGATGGCCAAATTTGCTTCAGGAAAAA